TGACAACAAAGAAGAAGCACCTAAAGAAGATGCTCCTAAAACAGAAACTAAAAATGATTTAGAGGTTGCTGAAAAGGCAGTTGAGAGTGCAGGTTTAAATATGGATAACCTTGCAACAGAGTATAAAGAAAAAGGTGAACTAGATGCTAAATCATACGAAGCATTAGAAAAAGCAGGTATACCTAAAGATTATGTAAACCAGTTTATTGAAGGTCAAAAAGCAATCGCTGACCAACAAGCAACATCTATTAAAGATATGGTAGGTGGTGCAGATGCTTACGCAGAGATGTCTAATTGGGCGGCAGAGAATATGTCCGAACAAGAAAAGACAGCTTACAATACAGCCGTTAATTCTAAAGATGTTGAAACTGCAAAGTTAGCAGTCGTAGGATTAAAAGCTAAATTTGAAAGTGCAAATGGTAATGAACCAAGTCTCGTAGAAGGTAAAGGTACAATCACAGGACAAGATGGTTATAGGTCTTGGGCTGAAGTTACTGCCGCTATGGGTGATGACAGGTATTCAAAAGACCCTGCTTATCAAGCAATGGTTCAAGATAAATTAGCTAAATCAGATTTATAATATGTGGTTAGTAGCTTTAAGAAAGCTGTATGACGCAGAGGTTGCGGAGAGTACAGCAGTTATTGATACATTTTTAAAAAATTCTGTTGGTGTTGCAGACCATGATAATTTTATGAAAACTATAAAATCACAGTTTGATAAATTAGTACATGCAAAACATGCCATATCAGAAATTGATGAAATAACTAAAAACGTAACAGAAGGAAAAAACAATGTACGGAAAGAAACCAAAGAAACCAAGTAAAGTATTAAAAGGTGGACAGAAAAGATTACCTGCCGCTTTAAAAGCTAAAATAATGAATAAGAAGAAAAAAGCATAATGGCAAAGAACGGATTATACGCCAACATTCATAAGAAACGTGCTAGAATTAAAGCAGGTTCAGGTGAAAAGATGCGAACAGCAGGTACTAAAGGAAGACCTACTGCTAAACAATTTAAACGTGCCGCCAAAACTGCGAAAGCATAATGGTTGCTAAAAAATATCAAAGTCCTTCTGGTGGCTTAAATGCTAGAGGAAGGGCTTTCTTTAAAACCAAAGGTCACAATTTAAAAGCACCTACTAAAAGTAAAACAAGTAGTAGACGTAAATCATTTTGTGCGAGAATGTCAGGAGTTAAAGGTAGAATGACTGACGCTAAAGGTAGACCTACAAGAAAAGCATTAGCACTGCGAAAGTGGGATTGCTAACATAGTTGTGCAACGCTTATGCGTGGCAACTGCCAACTTTAATTTAGCCAAATAACTTGACCCTCTGCGGAGGACAATCTTGACTAAATAACTTTATTGAAGAGGCTTTTATAAACTAACATCAAAAAAGGAGACAATCACATGTCAAACGCAAATCCAGTTAAATTCGGAAATGCTAATAGTGGTTCTACTCGTGATGATGCCCTGTTTTTAAAAGTATTCGCAGGTGAAGTAATTACTTCATTTGACAGAGCTTCAAAAACACAAGGTGCTGATATGGTAAGAAGTATCAGTAACGGCAAATCTGCATCTTTTCCAGTAATGGGAAGAATAGGTGCGGAGTATCACGCAGTTGGAGCTGAAATATTAGGTTCTGCGGTTAACTCAAACGAAAAGGTTATTACAATTAATGACCTTTTAATATCTTCAGTATTCGTATCGAATATCGAAGAAGCAAAAAACCATTGGGACGTAAGAAGTGCGTACTCTACTGAAATGGGTAGAGCATTATCTTTCCAAAAAGATAAGCATATCTTACAAACTATTGGTCAAGCAACTCTAGCTAGTGCAAACGTAACTGGTGGAGACGCTACAACTAACGTAGTAAACACAGGTATCGCATCTTCTACAGATGCTACTGCGGCTAATGCAATGATAGATGCTATCTTTGCGGCGGCTAAAGAACTTGATGCAAACTACGTTCCTTCAGAAGGCAGAAAATGCTTTATGAGACTTGAAGAATACTACAAATTAGCGAATGCTACTAATGCAGTCAATGTTGACTTCAGTGGTGGTGCTAATGGTGGTGTTGCATCAGGAAAAGTTGCAAAAATTGCAGGAATTGAATTAGTACCAGTTCCTCATTTTGTATCTTCTAATGTTACTTCAGGTGCAGACGCAGGTTCAGCAACTAATGGTGGGTCAACTCCTCAAGCAGTTAACCTAGCAAACTTTGTTGCTTTAGTTTCACACCCAAGTGCCGTTGGCACAGTGAAATTACTCGACCTTGCTGTCGAGAAAGAATACGACATCAGAAGACAAGGTACGTTAATGGTAGCTAAATACAGCATGGGTCATGGTGTATTAAGACCAGAAGCGGCAGTCGGAATTAAAGAAGCGGCATAGTCCCTCTTTACTTACATTGGGCGGAGATTAACACTGACAATCCGCCCAGTGTTTTCACACAAAATTTAACACAAAGGATAGATGACTACACAGATTACACCTACTAGCGAATTACAAGCTGTAAATATAATGCTCTCTACAATCGGAGAAGCACCAGTGAACAGTATTACTGGAACTACTACAGTTGATGTAAGTACAGCAAAAAATATTCTTAATGAAACATCTATGTCTATCCAATCACAAGGGTGGAATTTTAACACACATACAAATTATAAATCACTATCTTTAGACAGTGACAGCAAAGTACCCCTACCTTCAAACTGCGTAAAGGCTGACGCAAACTCTCAATTCAGACACCTAAATTACACTATTAGAAGTGGCTATTTATACGATATGGAAAACCATACAGACGTATTTACTACAGCACCTAAATCTGTTGATTTAGTTTTAGTACAACAGTTTAATGATTTACCAGAATACGCAAGACAATATATTACATTAAAAGCGGCAAGAAGATTTGCGGCTAGATTTATAGGTGATAAAGAAATTACACAATTAATTGGTCAAGATGAGAATGAAGCTCTTATGGCATTTCATCAAGCAGATAGCCAAGAGAGTGACATTAATATGCTTGAAGGTGATAGCAATACATTCTCTATAATTCACAGACCCACTAGAAGGCATTACTAATTATGGGAAGTGTTGTTTCACAATCTATTCCTAACTTCTTAAATGGTATGTCCCAACAGACACCAACACAAAGAGGTATCAATCAGGGAGAAGACCAAATAAATTTTCAAAATGGTTTAGTAGATGGTTTATCTAAAAGACCTCCTTTAGATTTTGTAGCAACATTAGACAGTAGTAATATTTATTCTAACAAAACAAAATTTTGGCAAATACAAAGAGATGCTGATAATCAATACATTGTAGCTTTATATAATGGTGGTATCAAAGTATTTGATTTACAAGGTAATGAAAAGACAGTTACAGTTGCAAGTGGTTCAAGTTATCTAACTTCAACAAACCCTAGAGAAAATTTTAAGCTAGTTAATATTGCTGATTATACATTCATTGCTAACACAGCAACAACAGTAGCGGCTGACAGTACAACGTCTGCGGCTAAAGTAGAAGAGTTTTTAATTGTTTGTAAATTAACAAACTATGGTAGAGAATACAAAGTTGCGTTGAAACACCCATCAATGGCACAAGAACTAGAAGTAGTTTTTCAGTTACCTTCAGGTAATGATGCTTCTACTGATGCAAAATTTAGAGATACAAACAAAATTACTGATATACTTTTATATGGAACATCAAGTACACACTGGGATAGTGCGGCTAATGGTATTGGATTTAAAGTAGTTAGAACTGACACTAATGCTTCTGTATCTACTACACAAGGTTTAGCAAACTATTCTGGTTTTACTTCTTATTTTACATTTGAAGCATACGACAGTGTAATTTATGGAAAACCAACAGACCAGAATGCTAACTATACTATAACTACTTCTGATGGTTCTGGTAACACAGCCATGTATTCTATTAGAGATGAAATACAAGATTTTAGTAAGTTACCTTTTTATGGAAAAACAGGTGTAATTATAAAAATTACTGGAGAAGAAGGTGATACATTATCTGATTACTATGTTAACTTTTCTGGTAAGTCTGGAGTATGGAATGAAACTATAGCACCTGCAACTTCTGTAGGCGTAGATAATTCTACAATGCCACACGCATTGATTAATAACAATAATGGTACATTTACTTTTCAACAATTAGATTGGACAGACAGAGTATGTGGAGATAGTGAAACTAACCCTGACCCAACTTTTGTTGGTAAAAAAGTTAACAACCTAACATTTTACAAAAACAGATTAGGTATATTATCAGGAGAGAATTTAGTATTAACAGAAAATGCTTCTTTCTTTAATTACTTTGCAACAACATCTACACAAGTATTAGATACTGACCCTATTGATATAGCGGCTTCAGGTACACAAGTTAACACACTTAAAAACTCTGTAGGATTTAATGAAAGTTTATTATTATTTTCTGATACAGCACAATATAAATTAGATATT